TTTAGCATCAAAGTTTTTCGCTTTGGTTTGTTCTACGGTTGTCTTTGGTGCTTCACCATTCAGACCAAGAACCTTGTCAAGGCGTTTCTTCAAATCATCATATGATTTAAATTCTTTATCACTAGTCAACTCTTGTAACGAGTGTTGTGATTTCCAAATTGTTTCAAGTTCATCATCATCACTAGATAGTGGAGCTGCCGATTCAAATTCGGACTTGTCGTAGTTCTGATAACCTTCTACCTTACGAATTTTCAACTTAAAGTTGGCACCTTTCCATAAATCAAATGGATTGACTGCCTGTTCATCTTCAAACTGAGGATTCATTGCTTCACTAATCTTGTCAAAGATTTTTTTACCATAACGGAACAAGAACACCTTGCCTTCATTCTCAGGATGTTTTGGATCAGATACAATATAAACATTTGAAACATAATTCAGTTTACGCTTTTGTTTACGAACCACATCTTTGTTAGCTTCAATGCCAGAATTCCATAATGTAGAATTGTGTTCACATACTGGACATTGTTGATTCTTAGTAGTCAAACAGTTATCAATTAACCAACCACCTGGACCTTGAAATCCATGTGAGAAGATTTTGACCCAAGGCAAAGCATCTTCGCCATCTTTTTCAGCTGATGGAAGAAAACGAATTGTAGCCATGCCGTTGCCTGATTTGTCAACTTCTGGACGCCAGAAATTATCGACCTTTTCAGAACCTTCGGATGTTTGGGAGAGTGCCTCAATTGCTTTAGATAGTTTATCGAGGTTGCCAGATTGGCGTTTTAGATTTGCAAAACTCATAGTAATTCCTTTCGTATAAACGGAGTATTAAACGGTGTATAAACAACTTATCCACAGACTGCTCATTATATAATAGTATTTATCCAATGTCAAGTGTACATTTTCAAAATACCGATGGTAGTTATGGTATCCGTGTGAAGTATACCAACACCACCTTCCACTCGCCATTGGTCAATATTTTGTGACGTATCATCAATCAATAGTGAATTTTCGTTAGAGAAATCTCTCTTAAATCTTTTACCTGGTACCAAATTAACAGGAAACTCAATGTTGTGTTTATTCAACCAATCAATCTTCTGTTCTCTAATTTCCGCATCACGTTTTTCAGATGATGTTGAAGATAGAATCTCTGTTGGTATTGATAATGACCTGAGGTAGTTAATTAACTCCATAGCATCAGGCATTAAATCTAATTTAGCAAACTGCTTTTCAGCAATGAACATAGTAAAAAACTTATCAAAAGTTTTGTATGTGTCCGCATCTTTTGGTTCAATCTTATACAATTCTTTGTATCGCTTATTGAAATCAGCAATCACGCCATCCATGTCCAAGTAAATCTTGGTAATCTTATGCATATTCTTTAATCTTTTCTTTTAAAAACTTCGTAAACTTTTCTTTATCGTATTGTATAAACGGTGTATATTTCTTTATAATTCTTCGGTGTGTTGGCCAAATAATATCCTCAGTAATTTGTTTTTCCCATTTTGGCATACAACCAAATATATCAACTAGGATACAAACTGTTTCCAATGAAATCTTATCGTGCATCATTTTGGTAATTAACATTGGCCAACCACCATCGATGGGTTTAAAGTAATCATCAATATGCCAGAACTCAGCGCCATCAACACTATCAAACATATACATTATGTCATTCTCAAAGGTATATGTCAAGCTCTGTTGGGTTTTTTGCCACTTGGTATAGTTCTCATCACCATCTTGTAGTAAGTCACCTACCCAATCACCTTTACCTTGTATAAAGTTGGCAACATAAAAATTCTTTAATTCGTCCAAATCGTATTTACGGGATAGTTTATAGAATTGGTATTTTGATTTGTTGGTGGTAAATGTCTGTTTAGATACATTTGTTTTTCCGTTATACTTAAAATAATCATAAGATTCAGAAGTAAAATGCAACTTCAAAGCATTCCATAAGGCATATGCGGCAAAACCTGAATTTTCGGTCATAAAATTTTAAATTGGCAACCTGGATGTTTTTTTCAACAGATTGTTATCTTGCGCTTCTTCTTTTATTTTTGATTTGAGTGCAGGGGATATTAATGTTGCAGCTACTTCAATTTCTAAACCAGTTTCTTTACAATGGTGGCAGATGGCATCCATATAACCTAGGCCATTTTCTGCCACCAAGTTTTCAATCATCATACTAAATTTTTTTATTTCTTCACGATTTGGCATATTAAATTCTACTGTAAAATATATGATTACCTATTTTCATTACAACCTTTTGTTTATTCCAACCAGGATTTACATAAACTGCATGGTAATACAATGCATTTGTTTCTGATATCCTATCATGTAGGACTGAAACTGTCAATGCTCTTTTAGCAATTAAAAGAGATTCTTCCCATCTATACCGATCTTGGCCATGTACCATTTCTTTGACCATGCAAGTCCATGAGAATTGGCATACTGTTCTTAAATTTTGGTCGGTTGTCTTTTGATAAACAACCGAACATATATCTCGTGGGAAAATGCCGCTATTAACACGATTCAATGTGACCTGTGCTACGGCTAATTTACCCTCGTAAGATTCACCTGCAGATTCATAATAGATATTTTTAGCGAGGCATTCAATTTGTTTTAGATAATCTGCTGATACTTGTTTCTGTGTTGCATTTGTAATAAACTCTCTCGATAGAGTTGGTGCTGTATATACTATTGTTAATACTGCTAATACTACTGCTAATGTGTTAAACTTCTGTGTGTTAAATTTAAACATCTTTCTTCCTTATTGATTGCGGCGGCCAAACATCTGACCGCCTTGGTCTCCAATTACGAATTCGTTTTCGATTTTATTTTAACTTCAGGTTGTGGAGTCGGAGTGGTTTGAGAAACAAATTGATTGAGAGCTTCCGCTTTCTTTACAATTTCATCTTCTGTGGGGAATGGCGGTAACGCCGGGAAATCAGGTGATGATGTGCCAGCAATTTTTGCTGCATCTACCTGTGTATGCCATTGCTGTTGTAGAGAATCATGTCTAGTGTGATAATCATCAGTTAGCATATCTTTGGCCATTTTTAAGAGTTCTAGCCGTATCTCATAAGGTGTCATACTCATTCACTTCTCCTTGTGTGTGTTTATGTGTGTTACCAGCGGTTTGTGTGTTGCTGGTAATTTATTTATCCAGGTGATTCTGTTGCTAAGTTCACCTGGCGAAACTCCGCTTACCGTTTAGGCAGCAAGTGCATACTTATTATCGTTTGCGTTTAATTTAATTTAGTTATTACGCCTTCTCTGGCGACTCTCCATTGTTATACTTATTGCCATGTCGAATCTAGACACCCCCATCAGAAGTATATTACCACAACTATAATGTGTGTTTGCTACCGGAAACTCGGTTCGTTAATATACTTTTGGTGGAGGTGGGCGGATTTGCACCGCCGTCCACAACAACTTTCAAACAACTTCTACGAATTACTTTACAGCTTCAGTATGTTTATGTTTCAAAGATTTTTTAATCAATTTAAACCAGATTTTTTTAATCTTCTCAACATTATGTTCAATTTCTGCTTTGTATAATTTTTTTATTAAATTTTTAACTCTCATTATACACCTTTACTTATAAAATACAATACTGTTAACACCAATATTCCAAAAGCACAGGCACCAGTATAAAAAGCAAAACTTTTTACTTTAACTTGTTTTACACATTCTTTGCTAGGCATTACAGTATCCTTTCTAGTAACCAAATAACAAAAAGAAAACTTAGACCACCAGCCAAAAATTTTAAAGCCCCGTACTGTCTTTCGTTCTGCTCGGGTGTGCAGAGTTTTTTCCAATATTTGTTCATAGTGTTCCTATTATAAGTGTTTATACTTATATAGGCAACCAGCCGACTTAATGTTTACCACTTTTCTCATAATATGAAATGGCATTAACTAGACCTGTGATATGGTCCTCGGTCTTTTGTTTGAACACGATAGGACTTGAATCCTCAACGGCCATGATGATAACCAAATCATGGATAGGTTCACCAATCAACTCCTCATACATCAAGGCGTAGGCAGATGTTTGCCAAAAGTAATCTTCAATATCTTCATGGCTTTTGATTTTTTTGGATGTTTTAAAATCAATTACCGAAAGCACACCATCGAATTCAGCAATGCAATCAACTCGGCCGGCCATGTTTAATTGTTTTGACCAAAGTGCCTGTTCTTGGTAATGAATGTTATTGATACGATTCAATTCTGGCTTAATTGATAAAAACATTTCCTGTGCATCAGGCATAATATCACCTAATGATTCATTGTTTAAATATCGTTCACATAATGTATGAACATTTGTACCACGAGAGGTTGCTTTCTTAGTGATGGCATTAGCAACATCTTCACCTACTTTGTTACGCCATGATTGAAAGATGTGTTTCTTTTGTGCACCAATCACCGTGGTGACAGATGGTAGTTTTGTACCATCGGGTAGTTTATAAAATCGTTTACCATCGGGGAATGTTTCTGATTGCAGGTCTTGCAATTGTTTTGGTGGACAATAATTAAACATTACCATTTTCCTATAGGACAACGCACAAAAGGTAGATTTACCTTAATTGGCATATAACAATGGCATTGTGTACATATTTTTATTTTAACTTTGTAATTCTCACAAGTATTACAAATGTCTAGTTTTGTATTTGCATTCATTTTATATTGTGTTGTAGTTGGTTACATATTTCTCTTTAATAGCTTCAAAGAAGTCAATATCTTCTTGTGTTAGCTCCATTTCATTTATTTCTTGCCTAAACGCTCTAGAAAAATTTTCCAATTGTTCAAATTCTCCCTCATATTTGAAATATTGAGTTATTTTTTTTGTGTCATAAGCATCCATAATCATATGGTATCTTGGTTCATCTGAATCATTTCTAATTTGGTGCCAGAGGTTAACCCACATAATGTATGCTGATCCATCAGCAGGCATATGTAAATTTCTTCCTTGACAAATGTGTACACATTTTTTATTTGTCCATAATGGTATGTGTATTCTAGCCATATAGTCTGTCGATTCAGAATCTTTGTGTACCAAGCTTTTACAATGTGGTTGTAAACAAGTTATTCTTGCTCTTCTTGGTTCTAACCCCAAATTTCTGAGTTCATCAATAACTTTTTTAATTTCACCAACGCACGCTTGTGTTGGTTTATCGTGTTCCAAACTATGTGAAATACCAAAATATTTATATGATTTTGTTATTAATTCTTTTGTCGGTAAAAAATTTTCTAAATTTAAACCATGTTCGTTTTGAATGACTTCCCAACCTTCACGCCAATCAGCATTTTTACTTAAAATACTCCAACCACCAAATCCGTGGTAATTTTTAGTTTCATATTCTTTACCTTGTATAACTTGGTCGCCAAGAGTGAAAACATTTTCCTCAACTTCTTTTCTTAATTTATCAATATCAAATTGAACATTTAATTTTTCACACCACATTTTGTTTTTCCTTAAAATTTATAAAATTTTTAAAAAAATCTCCAAACAAATTTAACGAATAAGTTTGCATATCAGTTGTTAAAGAAATTCGAATATTTTTAGATTTGTTAATATCAACATAATGCATAACATATGAAGGAAAGAAAACCAACATACTTTCTTTTGGTGAAATTCTTTTGAATTTTGCACCATTAACTCCATCTTTTTCTTTATCCCAATCCACACCACCCCTCGGATCAATCAAAAGCAAATCTCCACAATTATTTTCAGCTTGAATATAATATGTTGCTGTTATTTTACTTCCTCCGTGGCCGTGCACCGGCATACTTTGTCCAGGTAAATGATAATTGGCCCATCCTTTAGTGTGTTGGTATTCGAATTTATCATAATTTGGTGAAACATAGTCGTGTGTTAAATCCGACACCATTTCAAGTATATACTTATTAATTTCTCTTACACAAGGCGTGGTCATTTCCCAAATATTATCTTCTTTAGTAGGTGTATTTGTTTTTTTTGTATAATAATTTTTTAATTCGGACAATAATTTTTCATTAAAATTTTTATTAAAATCGGTCTCAATTTGCCACACCGGTGTCACCCACCAATCATTGCGAGTTATTTTCATAAATTTTTATTTTGTTGTATCATATTATAAACTTCATCGTAATTGTATTTTTTTGTGCCTAAAGTAAAAGCTTTTCTTGAAGGTTCTTCTTTTATTGATTCAACTCCGTGAATTTTTTTCACATTTAAAATCCAAATTTCCATTGGTTGTGCAATAAAACTTCCTATCTCCTTCAATTCATTTTTGTTATAAATGTGTCCGTCAGTTTGATTTTTTATTTGAAATAAATTTAATTGATCATTCTTTGGTTCATAATAAACAGTTCTACAGTTGTCCGTTTCAATATAGAAATTAATTGAAACATTTATATCACTATCGGTATGAGGAGGTATTTCCCTATCAATGGTCATCAATGACATATGAAAATCTTTCCAAACGTTTTTTGGTAAAATATCATATATTTTTTCTTGTTCGGGTGACCATATTTTTCTGTAATGAATGCCTTTTTTATTTGAATCCACAAATGTTTTTAATTCTTCTATAATGGCATAAATTGGTTTGGAGAATTTATAATTTATTTTTGAATACATTTCCACATTCCAATTTTTTCCAAACGACTAGCCCAACTCTTTAATATTACAGTATTGTTGTTGGTTTTGTCAACCACCTTCCGTAAATCGGTAGATAAAGATATACGTAAATCGTTTGATTTATTCTCTGTTACGCCATGAAGAACATATGATGGTGTAAAAACCAATTTACCTTCAATGGGTTTAATTCTTCGTTCTTTGACCATTGGTGTACCACTTAATCTGGTGTTTTTCCAATCAATTGCATTGGAACTATCAAATAATACCAATTCACCACAACCTTCTGGTGCTTGTATGTAATATGTGGCAGCAATAGCGGATTCTGTATGGCCATGCACTTCCAAACCTTCACCTGGTTCATGCACATTGACCCATCCAAAGAAATGTTCACAACCTTTAAGGTTTAACATTCTGATTTCTGGAATTTGTTGTGTTATTGTTTTCGTGACAATATCAATAATTTCTTGTTTAAGAATATTTAAATTGGGTTTGTCATAATCCCATATACTATAGTTTGGATTTTTATCTTGGCCTGTGGTGATTCCTTGGCCTATGCTGAAAATTTCATTTAATAATATTTTATTAAACTTATCATCGAATCGAGTTTGCACTTCCCAAATTGGAGATTTCCAAAATAAGTTTTGTGCATTTTGATACCAATGAAACTTTTCTCGGTCAGTTTGTGTTTCTATTCGATTTCCATTTATCATATGCTATAATCAAAGGTTGTGCTTGGTCATAATTAATTGTAACTTGTGGATTATTTTCCGAAACGGTATTTGCTGTTTGCCACGAATTACCTTTAATATGGTCAAACAATGGAAAATTTCCAGAA